GTAAGCGTCGTAGTGCCTGTAACGCCAAGGTTGGTAAGCGACGCGGTGCCTGTAGAGGTAAGGTCAACTAGCGTTGTAGTACCTGTAAGCCCTGTAGTGCCTGTGACGGCAAAGTTGTTAGGTATAGTGACATTGCCCGCAGACGTAACGGAAATAGGCAGTTCCTGCACGTTGCCTGCGCCTGACGTATCACGGCCAAGAACTTTACCAGCAGCCGCTGTCAATACGTGTTCTTGGTTCCAGTTGGACGGCTGGATAATTGTAACGTCGGCGCTGTCAGTTTTAGCTGACTGAAAGGTATGTTTGAGGCTTACGGTCATTCCATCATTCCTTCAGGTGGCATCTCAGGCATACCGCCCATTTCTGGCATTGGTTGTTGCGGAGGCATTTCTTCGTTCATGTCAGGTTGCTCACGCATTTCTGGTGATCCGCTGATCAAATCACCTGTATCCAATGCGCCAGCAATCGTCCCCATGACAATATCCTGAATTTGCTCTTCTGTCATCCCCGCTTGCATCGCGCTGATACGTTTTGTTTCAGCGTCGTAGGCGTCTACCTGTGCCTTGTATTCCTTGATGTCTACTTCACGCTTTGCAACGTCAGCCTGCACGCCTTCGATAATATCGACCATGCGGTTCAGTTCTTCGGCCATGACTTCCATTTGCTGCTGTGCAGCAGCCATTTCAGGTGACTCATCGCCTGTAGCAAGTACCTTGGGATCAAGGATTTTCTTGAACCGCTCTGCCATTTCCTGCGCGCCGGGCCAATCCATGTTTTTAATGAACAAATCGCCTGCAACAGCCCAAAGCTGTGGGTTGGATTGCAGAATCTGGCTCATGGCATCAAGTGCTTCTTGACGCTTGGTCATGTAGCCGGGGCCAGTAGTGACCATAACGTCGTATGTACCAACGCCGGGGTTGTAAATCTTTTCAATCAAACCGCCGGTTTCTTGGTCACGAATTTCGCGTACAGGTTCTTCCTGCGACGGGTCCATTTTGACCATGCTGACTTCGCCATCAGCACCAATGATGCGTGCAATGCGCTGTGTGTCGTAGATTTTAGGGATCATATCGACGATTTGGCGTGTGATGTAGCGAATTGCGCGCGCAAGGTTGTCAACGTAGTGATACGTGCCAACATCGCCCTGCTTTTCGCGTGCGACGATAGCTTTTGCAGACCGTTCGTTGCCTTGCTGGCCCAGCGACGCATCATACTGGCCGGTTGTGGCCTTGATGTCCTCGCCAGCGCCCATTTTAGCCTGTATCAGACCTGTTTGGGGTAGAGGTGGCTGTGCGCGCATAGGCAGCGGGAGAACGCCTCCAGCGCCGTCTGTAACGTCTGGGTTGACTTCCAAATACGGCCAGTTGGTCGTGTTGGCAGTCTTCCACTGGTTTTCGTAACCTTCGAACTGCCCGCCGTAACCGATAAATGGCGCTTTAGGCGCCAAAGCAAGCATTTCTGCCTCTTGGCTGGTCCAGTAGTTGTACATACGCTGGGCATCTTTGGCGTTACGCACAAGTCCAGAGATGTAAATCTGTCCGTCAACTTCAAATTCGTTGCCGATTACGCGTACAACAGGGATATATTTGCCCGACCACTCGCGTTCATCAAGAATGTCAAAGCCATTGGTCTTCATCCACATGACTTTTTTACGGTCTACTTTGCGTGTGCGAAGCGGTTTGCCGTACATTTCTTTAAGCTGCTTGTCTTCTGGCGAGTTAGCCTTGGCAGTCTGGTTATTTGGGTACAAATGCAGCGTTTCAGCGTCGTAAACGTTGTAAAAATACTCCGCAATGCGGATCGTATCTTCTTGCAGCCACGACGAAATGCCCTGATCACCGACGCCTTGGCTATATAATGTGCTGATTGGCGATGCGTCAGGGAACAAACGCTCATATTCTGTCTTTAGTATGTCTTCGGTGATAAAGCACCATTCGGCATCTGAGCCGCATGGGTCTTGGATCGTTGGGTCCATGTAGACGCTAAATGCGTTACGGACGCGGCCAATCTTGATGTCTTGGTCAAACGTATCATCGTTGCAATACTCAGTCAGCAGGCGGATGTAACCTTCGCCGTAAGTGACTTGGTTGTCGCAGGCTGTGTCATACGCAACGTCGGCATCTGACATATACTCAATGTGGCGCACCACACCGTTGAAAATTTCTGCTACCTGTACGTCAGCGTTGTCATCAGCGGGTATTACTTTACCGTTTGGCCGGTTTTGACGCTGTTCGTTGGTTACTTGACGGACGTGCTGCGGCAATTTGTTGATTGTCAGGCATGGACGTGCGTTAATCGCCTGTCCTTGCACGCTTCCGCGTGTTGACAACACGTCAGCAGGCCACTGCCACTGGTTGTCAGGGCTGCCGGCCATAAAGCGTAAATCGTCTAGTTCGTCCTCACGACTGTCTGAATACGCAGCCTGCGCCATTTGAAGACGGCTACGCATGGTAGCCATCTTATCGTGATCGTCGCGCGTTGTCTTAGGCGCGTTCGATCCTACGTTGGCAACTTTTCCTGCCGCTTCAATGCCTGTGGGGTCGGCCATAGATTATTTCTTGCCTTTGCTGGCGGCGCGCTTCACGCTGTAGGCGATGGCGACGGCTTGTTTCACAGGTTTACCCGCATTTACTTCTGCTTTGATGTTCTTGCGGAACGCAGCTTTGCTGGGTGACTTAGTAAGGGGCATGATTAACGCTTTTTGCCCATTGGAGTTGACTTCATATTTACCGTTGTGCGGATAATCTGCGGCGCTTTTGGCGCTTTAACTGCTGGCGCTTTAGCTGGCTTGCTTGGCGTGGGCATCCGCAATAGTGCTGGACGAGCGCCGCTTGGGCTTGTTGTGCCTTCTTGCCGCGTAATCTTTTCGGCTGCGGCCTTGCGGGCAGCAGCAACGCCAGCGCCTATACCAAGGTCGGTATCTGTTGCGCGGTTACCATATTTATCTGTTGGACGTGACGAGATGTTCTCACGCATTGTTGGCTTTTTGCCTGCCATTTACTTACCCTTCTTAGTTGGTTTGGCCGTCTTGGCGCTTTCTTTAAAATCTTTGGCTGTAGGGGCGCCCTTGGCACCGGCTTTACGCATTTTCTCGCCGGAGCCAGCAGCAATGCGGGCTTTTTTGGCGTGGATGTTTGCATATAGACCGGGTTTCATGGGCATTTCCACCTTTTCAAACTAGCTTTGGCACGCTCGCCGTCTTTAGCCTTAGCAGCTACTGCACCCATGCGCGCGCAAAATGACGCTTTGCGTCCTGCGTCAGCTTTTGTCTTCGGGCTGGGCGCAGGCGCCTTTAAGTTACTACCTGTAGCAGCATTATACTTGGCTCTGCCAGCGGCTGTCAGCCCCGCACCCTTTGACACAGGCAGTTTCTCGCCTCTGCCAACGGATAGCGACACTGATTTCTTCTTGTCAGCCATTAACTGCCCATCCACGATGTAGATATTCCTGCGGGAGAATAGCCTCTTGTGCGATGCTTGTCAACGCGCGTCAGACGCGGATCAGTAGATGCTACAGGAAATGCGAACGTCACCGCTATGGCGTCCGCTGCGTCAGGCGAGGCCAGCCCGCGTGACTTCATATCTTTCTTGCTTTCTAGGAACAGCGTCCCCCGGCTGTCAGGCTTTGTCTTGGGGCTGATGAGGTCTGTCTTCAGGAACCTATCTGTCGGGATGTGGCCGGTTCTGAGCCAGTCACGCATGGCGCCCCACATCTCTGCACGCTTGTTGCCCCACATCGTCTGGTTCTTAGCTTTGTTGCCGAAGTTCACGCCGCGTATCTTGTACCGCTGCTCTTTCAGCCGGTCTACGACGCCTGCGCCTAGCCCGCCTTCGTCGATGCAGACCAGCGCCGGCTGGAACTGCTCTATGGCGTCGATGACGTAGCCTGCCACTTCCATAGTGTCCGCGCCGCGGTGTCTCCGCAACTCTAGGATGTCACGCCCTTGGCGCACAGCGATGACCGTAGCGTCAGCCCCGAAGCGTGCAGGGTCAACTCCGATAACAATCGGTGCGCTGGTGTCCTTGGCCGGTGGCCGCTTCATAGCATCATCGACCAGATTGCTGCCGATAAACTGATCGTCACCTTCTGACGGGAAGTTACCGTACACTTCGACACTGGCTTGGTAGCTGTCTGGCCCGTACTCATCAATAATGCGCTGGTACAGGTTTTTATCTGTACCCTCGACATCGCGTGCGTCAATGACGCGTGTTGACCAGAACGCCCGCTTGCTGTGAAACGTTTCGTAGAAATAGCCTGTGTTCCGCCGCGGGTTGGAAAAGGCCAGATGGAACCGATGCGGAGTATTTTCTGTAAAGAAACCATCCGATACGGACCATATGCTGTCGGGTATCCCGCTGGCTTCGTCGAAGATCAGCATCACACCGTCGAAGTTGTGGACACCAGCGTAGGCGTCAGGGTTTTCTTCTGACCACAGCCGGCCTTCGACTGACCAGTAGCGCGTGCCTTTCTTGAGGTCACGCTCGACCAGTTCTGTTAGCCACTTGGCTGGCATGATGCGTGTGGCGGCTATTTCGAACCAGTGACTGTTGAGCGACATCGCCAGCCACTTAGTAATTTCTGCCCATGTTACGGACCGCAACTGCGCCTCAGAGTTAGCCGACACGATGGTGGTTGAGCCGATCCTTGATGACAGCATCCAGATGGTTAACCAACTGACTAGTGCTGACTTGCCAATACCGCGTCCTGACGCTGTCGCCATCCGCGCCGTGTCAAAGTCCAGCTTACCTTGGTTCTGTTTGATGTGGTCACGCAAGTCGCCGAGTATCTGACGCTGCCATTTACGCGGTCCGGGGAAATGTTCCAGCGGCGTGCCTGCTTGGCCCCACGGGAATGTATGCAATACGAACGCTAGTGGGTCATCCTTTAGCGCTGGCGACCACAGCCTCGCCATCAACTCCATCTCGTCTTGGGCTGAATATATCGGTGCTTGCATTGCTGTTGTCCTCTATCGCGGGCGTTACGTCAGTGTACAGCCCTTCGACGACGCGCGTCTGTGCTTTTTCCAGCGCGCCTGTAATACTTATCTGTTGGTCGATGTTTACGTCGATCTGCTGCTTGGCTACCCAGCCGTGCTGATGCTTGAGTATCTCCAGCGCAGCCTTGCTGTCACCATCGCGTGCCGCTTCGTACAGTGTCTTGGCCGCGGTCATCTCGCCGTCAGCCCTGCCTTTGATCTCCGCCATCTCGACCAGCGGGTCTGCATCCGCCAGCACGCGGAATTGTCGCGGGGTCAATCCAGATGCCATAGCGAGGCTGTCACCTTTTAGTCCGCAGCGTGCAGCTTCGTAGATAGACTCTAGCCGCGACTCGGTGGCCTGCATCCGCTCTGGTGTAAATGGCAGTGAGTAGAAAGTCATTGGGCGTACTATAGTGTGTTGCAAACCGGATTGCAAAAATAAAGTGACCCCGCGTGATGCGCTTCACTACTAGGCTCGCGTAACCGTTCACATTGAGAGGCGTGCAGGGTCTGGTTGCACCAATACCATATTTTTGAAAAAATAAAAATTGTTTGCGATCCCTCCCGTGACAGTCACGCGGCCCACCGGCCCTACCCACCCCGTCTAAATATTTACTGTATTAATACACTAGCACAGTGCCGCCAGCAGTAGCTGTGTTGCTGTGTTAGCACAGTGATTAGCGTTCTGCTTTTGTTCCTGCTGGAATAGAAATGACCTTTCCCTTTGCGTGATCGTGCGAATAGGAAAAAACACATTGCTAGCTAGCTAGGTGTGTTAGTCGCATAATACACCAAGGGACGTCATGACGTCATGACAATTTAATTCACTGAGGAATGCGTGACGTTAACGTCAACCATGAGAACAAACAGCTAGGTGTGTTACTGTATTAATACACTAAGGGACGTCATGATTTTGAAAACGCCAACTCCACGACGAATGGAGTGCTGTGTTGCTACACGGGTATATAGATACCTATTTTACAAAACCTGAATATATACAAATATCATGGCAATATAACAACCAGCCCAAAGCAATCGCGCAATTCCGCCCCTTTGGAGGGACGTCATTTGCCCCCGCAAAATGACGCTACAAATGACGTCCCAAACGATCATCATTTTCGGTTCGTCGCACGACGAAATTCGGGACGTCATTTAGGTTGTCATTTGGACGTCATTTGCACAGTCAGAATGACGTCCGAACAAATGTAGAACAGAACAAGAACCTTTTCGGACTTGGACACTTTCCATACTAACCTACCCTCAAACTCAAATCGTGCTGTATGGGGCTTAAAATCGGTTTTAGAGGGTAGTGCAGAAATGCAACACAATTTGCTGCAAATCAAGAAATCGACATTAGAGGGCAAAATATCGTTTTACACATACCCTCAAACTGTGCCACTTAGAGGGTAGTTAAACAGCAACGGAGTGAGTGACATGACCATCAGAACCGACAACGTAGAGTACCACGCAGGCTACCGCGCATTTGGGCGCGGCGAACGCGATACAGATTGCCCTTACAGTTCACGCACCGACAGTTCAGTCGATAGCCGCTACAATCGCTGGCAGCTTGGCTGGTCTGACGCGATGCGTCAGGTTCAATGGGCGCAGAGCGCAGATCAGTATTAATCAATTCAACAGGAGTGAGTGACATGACTACAACTACAGCATCATCATTTAACCAATACGCAACAGCCGGTGAGCGCAAAGTTGCGCGGCGGCTAATCAAAGCCGCGCTAGTCGCTGGATATTCCATCAGCGTCAATGACGGCGAAGAGTGGACAGTGAAGCGCAGCACCAAACTAAAAACCATCACGGACGCGCTCTGCACGACCGGCGAGGACACGTTGCAGCTTTACGCTGCCGACCCTAGTAAAACTGTCGGCTGGCACGGCGCGGGGGCTTTCTATCTTGTCTGGGGCAATGAGGAAAGCGGCGAGTGCTTGATCTCTGACTTCACCGCCGATGACGTCTGCGAAGCCCTGTGGGCGCAAGCACTGGGAGATATGGCATGATCAACATCCCTGCGCTTTGCGACCGCTGCAATAGCTGGATCATCGTCGATAACGGTACGCCTGTCATTGAGACTTGGAGCCGCGACTATGTTGAGACAATCGCCAACAGCGCGATGCCCGACGTTGTCATCTACACCGCGCTGCAATGGTTGCAGCACTTCAACGTAGAAGGAGCAAGCGCATGATAGCTCATATCTTTATAAATTCGTGCCTGTGGGCAACCTTGGGCTTTAGTTTGTACGCCATAATCAAAACAGTGAGGGAAGCATAACATGACAACGCAAACATTATATCTGATCGACGAATATCTGACACAAGGTGGTTACACGCCCGGCATTGATGGCGTGGCGCTATACGACGAAGCGGCGCTAGTCGCCGCTGCACCTGACTTGCTGCAAGC